GGTGATGAAAATGCCGCAGAAACAATTGATAAAGAGTTGGATGTTGCAAACGGCGTCCAAGGAGTTACCGATGCATCTCCTGTTCCTGCCGAAGCGACTGCACCAGCGGAAAAAACTAACACTCCAACACCCGCAACATCTGGCGTATCACTTGAACAAATTGGTCAAGCTGAAAGTGGTAGAATGGGTTATGATGCGGCAAATAGAGGTAAAGCCGGCGATATGCCAAATGGACTTCCAGGTCTTTCAACAAAGACTGTAGGTGAAGTGATGAAGATGCAGGCCAACAAAGAACTTTTTGCGGCTGGTAAATATCAAATAATTCCAGCAACACTAAAAGGTTTGGTCAACCAAGGTGTTGTCAAAGAAACCGATATCTTCAATAAAGAAACACAAGATAAACTTGCACAGAGTTTATACAATACTGCAATAGCGAAAGCTGGAGATGACCCAGTTAAACAACAATTTGAACTGTCAAAAGTTTGGGCTGCAATCGCGAATCCATATACTGGTGCATCTTATTACGCAGGCGTTGGCAATAACAAAGCAACAATTGGAACAACAGTTGCACAGATGCCACCAGCAAGTGGCAAGGTTCCAGGAACTACAATTGCAGGTTCTTCTATTCAATTATCGGATTTGATGAGAGTTGTTACCGCAGCTGCACCTGTAGTAATCAACGCACCAACAACGAATATGCAATCGGCACCACAAACGCCTATGAATATGGGAGGAATTCCTTCCGTGGTTGATGAAGAATTTATGAGAATACTGGTGTCAAGAGTTACTGGATAATAAAAAACCCCGCCGAAGCGGGGTTTAATCTATGTTGAAAAGGATTTAGTCCGATTCAGCAAGAGATTTGAAGTAATCCAAATCATCGTCTTGTGCAACATTAGATTTGCGGTCCAAGATTTCTTCATCATCAATATTGGAAACGATATCGTCAGTAGCTTTAGTTTTGACTGGAGTTACAGAACCTTCAAAGCCAAGTACCTTGTCAAGGCGTGCCTTCAACTGCTCATAAGGTTTGAAGTGTTTCTTGTCGGTGAAGTCTTTGAGTGAATGCTCTTTCTTCCACAGACCTTCAAGTTTCTCATCATCACCGCCGAACAGAGCTTCGGGTGATTCAAATTCAGACTTGTCGTAGTTACGATAGCCTTCAACATTACGAATCTTCAACTTGAAGTTAGCGCCTTCCCAGAAGTCTTACCAAACTTGAACAGTTTGATTTGACCTTCGTTTTCGGGATTCTTTGGGTCAGAGATAATCAGAACGTTAGCAATATAAGACAGCTTACGTTTCTGTTTGCGAACGATTTCTTTGTTCGCTTCGATACCAGAATTCCACAAAGTAGAGTTGTGTTCACAAACGGGACACTTATCATTCAGAGTGGTCAAACAGTTATCGATGAGCCAACCACCAGGACCTTGAAAGCCGTGAGTGAACAAACGAACCCAAGGGAGTGCATCGTCACCATCAGCGGCAGGAGCAGGAAGAAAACGGATAACAGCCATGCCGTTACCTGCTTTATCTACTTCAGGTTGCCAGAAACGGGTATCGTCTTTAGAACCTGCCTCAGCAGTTTGGTTGGTAGTTTCAATCGCCTTCGTGAGTTTTTCAAATGAAGAACGATTACGTTTGAGATTAGCAAAAGAGCTCATAATTTTCCTTTCGTATAAACGGAGTATTAACGGTTTGTTTTCGACTTATCCACAATATCATAGTATATCATGTATTTAGTCATTTTTCAAGCGCTGCAATCAACTTTGAGAGAGTCTCGCCCAAATCTTTATGAAGAATGCCGATGCCGCCTGCTTTGTTGAATGCCTCAATAACATCTGGAGTATCGTCAATCAAAATGGTTTCTGGTGTTGCATATTTTGATTTGTGTCTGCGACCAGGAACAATGTTTCTTTTGTAGGTGATATCATGCATTTTCAACCAACGGTCTTTTTGGTCGGAAACTTCATTATGAAATTTCTCACCGCCAGAAGAAGAAAGGATTTCAACTTCGACACCTTTTTCTTTTTTGGCAATTTCAACAAACTTCAAAAGTTCATCAGCACCAGGCCACTTCTCTAGTGTAGCAAAATTGTCTCCTCGGACAAAAACGTCCCAGTTTTTACTAAACTCTTTGTTGTCTCGCCCCTCGGCAGGAGTTTGATTGAACAATTCGTGGTATCTTTTTTCAAAGTTGGCAATCACGCCATCCATATCTAAGTAAATTTTCATCTTAAAGCCTTTTTCAGTATGTCTTTACATTTCTGTTTGTCGTATTGTATAAACGGAGTGTATTTGATAATCTTTCTTCGAAATTGTGGCCAACGAATTGTATCTGAGATTTTTCGTGTCCACATCGGAAGAAAACCGAGTATGTCGTTTAGTACGCATAGTGTTTCAAATTCAATTTCTTTACGCAAAGCCATGGTCAATAGTTTGGGATACTCACCATCTTCACTTTGCAAAACTTCATTAGGATTTGAAACGCCACTAAAGATTTTATCACAATCATTTTGAAAGGTGTAAGACATACTTTGAATGACCTTGAGTCGTTGCCTGTATGCAATCTCCGATTGTTCTTCCAATAAATCACCGACCCAAGAATTGTCATTCGTCACCATGTTGGCCACAATAAAGTTGGTCAACTCATCTTTATTTTGCAATCTACGAGACAACTTATAGAATTGGTATTTGTCGCGGCGATTTTCAAAAGCTTCAACAGAAATTTTACTCTTACCACCATATTTGTGGAAATCGTAAGAATCGGTTGTGAAATGAAGCTTTATAGCTTGGTAGATTCCGAATGCTTCATAACCTGTAATCATATTGGTAGTTTAGCGGATTTCACCTTCAACATATTGTTGTCCATGGCATCACTCTCAATCTTTTTCTTTAGATTAGAATTGATAAGCGATGCCGCCACTTCAACTTCAAGTCCAGTTTCTCTGCAATATTCTAAAATTGCTTCAATGTGATTGTAATCTGTGTTTGCCACCATTGAATCAATTGCATATGCAAATTTCTTCATTTCTTCTTTTGTTGGCATTAGATTTCATTCCTTGGACATTTTTTGTCATAACAAGTGTAATCTGCCATAGTCGCCCATGAAATATTACACATAGAGCACTTACTTTCTTCTACTGGAGTTGCGAATTCACCCATAGAATGCGCTGGCTGGCCAGCCCAACCTGAAAGTTCTTCCGTTTCATCATAACTACGATAGAATTCTTCGGGTTCAACATTCAGACATCCTTCATAAATGAAGCCAACGCCGCGCAAAAACAAATTAATGTTTTCTAGAACGTCATTGAGATATTCATTGGTGAATTCATTAGTGATTTTAGTGCCGTCTTCATGTTCGGCCATCAGTGTAAATTTAGGCATTATTTCACCACCGTTTCGTACAGAGTCTCAAACTGTTCGTGTGTAGCAACTTCTTCATCATAGTTTTGTTTGTAATAAACTTTAACCATGCGATTCACAAGACGTTTCGGCAGTTGTAGATTTTTACTAATCTCACCTACAGCTTCTTTCACATAATCTTTTTCTGCTTGTGCCCGAGTCAGAGAATCGGAACACTCACGAATCACCTTTAGAAGTTTTTCTCGGTCAGCAGGATTCGAAATCTGATTTACACTCACTTGTTGGATTGCCATAATATACCTTTCAAATTATTTTTTCACGGATGTTGCATATGTAATGCAAGTAGCATTGGGATTGGTTTCATACGCACATTTAACAGAAAGTGGGTCTACACTCTTTGCAATTGCGGCTTCAATGTTTTTTGCCATATTATTTCGGTCATTAATATTGTAAATTGTAATTGCTGCGATAGCAGCTACTGCAACAATAACAGCTCCAACAATAATGGTCAGAAGGTCTTTGTTCATATTAGAAGATTCCTTTGTCTCTGTCAATTTGGTCACCTTTGCTTTTGTAGAAAATATGCCTGCCAATTTGCTTCTCCTTTTTTAGTCTTGTCCAGCCAGGGTTTACATAATCAGCATGATAATAAGTTGCTCCGTTTGTTACGTCACGTACTTTTTCAAAATTCAAGAACAAGTTCGTTGATAACTCCAATATCTCATTATACAACGGAGTGTTCTTGATTGTCAACCTTTTTGCGGCAATAGATGCATCACAGTACCATGAAAATTGGCAAGTGCCGCCGTGTTTTTGTTGTACCACACCGCAAATGCTGTCTGCATAATTGCCGGTCAATAGTCGATTGAAGGTTACAAATGCAACCGCCTTTTTACCTTCTAGTGGTTCGTGTCCTGCTTCAAAGTAAATGTTTTCAGCTAAGCAAGTGACTTGTTTTTTTGCTTCGGTTGTCAGTGCCGAAAATGGTGCTTTGATTGGTGTCTTATGTGTATCAATGTTGATTGTTGATATCACTACAAGAAAAGACGCCAAAATAATTGAAAAAAGTAATATCTTACTTTTCATTCTTTCTCCTTTTTGTTAGCACGAGCCGGCGAACCGGCTCGGTTTTCCATCAAGTAGACTTCTTGTTAGTAGTCTTTACTTCAGTTGTGATATTAGATACGAAGCCGTTTAGAGTTGCGGCTTTGTTGATGATATCATTTTCTGTGGGATATGCTGGTAGTGATGGGTGGTCAGGTACTGACTCACCTTTAATCTTGGCCGCTTCGACCTTGATTGCCCAGTCTTGTTGAATCATGTCTTTCTTGCCGTAGTATTCTTCAGCAAGAAGCTCTTTCGCCATCTTTAAAAGTTCAAGGCGAATTTCGAATGGTGTCATGTTTGACATAGTTTTCTCCTGTGTGTGTTAAATACCAGCGTTGTGTGTGTTGCTGGTACTTTATTTATATCACCAGTGTCTTATAACGCCGGCGATGATGAAACAATTCGTAATGATGTATGATAACACAATTAGTGTTCGTATGATGGCAATCTTGTCAGCTTGCCTATCGTTTTCGTGAGCTTTTTTACCTAAAGCTTTAGCCCACAAACTCCACCAATACTTTAAATAATCTTTTATTTTATAACGCATTTTTGTAAATCAAAATGGTAGGTTATTCTGTTACGAGGAAACCTACCGAAACCCTAGTCAGCGTTTAGGCTGCCAATGCGAACTTTTCATCGTTTGCGTTTACTTTAATTACTTTTAACGTGTATCTGTCACGAACTGTCCATCTTCGTACTCTTTGCCCTGTCGAAACCAGGTCATCCCCATCAAAAGCAATCTGAGCCGAATCATGTGCGTCCACAATCTTGTTCAAAGTGTAATACACTTACTACAGAGTTGCTTTTGGTGGAGATGGGCGGAATCGAACCGCCGTCCAGAACACCTTTCGGTTGACTTCATACAGTCATAAAACTATTTAGAATAAAACTTGTTTAGGTACGTATGCAAATGTGGCAGATAATCGTTCTTATCCTCAACGAAAATTTGTGGACTATCACCTTCAACTGCAATCGCGACAACAATCTGGTTTACAGGTAAGCCTGTAATTTCTTCAAACATTTCCGAATAAGCCGATGCTTGCATGAAATAATTCAGAATGCCTTCTTTTGTTTTCTGGCGACTAGATGTTTTCCAGTCAACAATCGACAATTTGCCATTCCAAGTTGCAATACAATCACAACGACCAGCCACTTTCAACTTGTGTGAATAGAGCGCCTGCTCAATACCATAAACCTCTTTGATATGTTCATCCATAAAAGGTTTGACGCCAAAGAAAAGTTCTTTAGTGTCGGGCATCATGGTACGCAATTTCATATCTGTCAATTCATTCAACAGATATTTCTCACAAACAGTATGAAGCTTTGTACCACGGGACGAAGCCTTTCGTGCAATACGATTGGCTTCTTCCTCACCCACGCGCTTACGCCACTCAAACAATTCTTTTTTACCAAAAGACGAGAGTACCGTGGTGATAGAAGGATATCTTTCGCCTGTCGGTGTCAGATATTTGCGGCCTGATTCTGTGGTTTCAGATTGCAAATCAAATTGCAATTCTGGTAGTTGAATAAAATTAAAACTCACTTTTGCATTCTTTTTGTTACACGCTCTACGTGTTTCTTTACAACCTCGGCCGTGCGAGCATCTTTAATCGATTTTTTACCATGTTGTTCTGCAACAGCACTCGATTTATGATTCTCAGAAACTTTGGCCAAAACTTCTTTGAAACCGTCAGGAACTTTATTTGTTAATTGTACACCACCAACAATTGCAG